GTATGCCCTGCGCGGTCAGGGCTGCTCCATCGGTCTGCTCTCCGATGCCGATGACAGTTCGCAATGGACGACACAGGCGGCTTTTGGTTTGCAGGAGGGGCTCTACATGATCCTCACCGGCCCAGCCGCGGACACCATCGCCAATGCGGTGGCCACCAAACAGGCGGTCGGCCTGGACACCTATGCCTGCAAGCTGATGTTTGGCGACTGGATCTGGTGGAACGATCAGGTCAACGCAAGTCTGCGCCTTGTCTCTCCGCAGGGCTTTGTCGCAGGGCGATTGGCTAATCTCTCTCCCGAGCAGTCCTCGCTCAACAAGCCGCTCTTTGGCGTCGTCGGCAGCCAGAAATCCGGCGCGCCCGGCACCACGCAGCAGGCTAGCTACTCGTCGGCCGATCTCGGCGTGCTTCTCGCAGCAGGCATCGACGTGATCGCCAATCCACAACCGGCAGGCAGTTTCTGGGGGGTGCGCGGTGGCCACAACTCCAGCTCCAACGCCGCCATAAATGGCGACAACTACACCCGCCTGACCAACTACATCGCCGCCACCCTCGCATCGGGCATGGGGCAATATGTCGGGCAGGTGATCAACCAGTCACTGTTCCGCCGCATCCGCGCCATTCAACTGAGTTTCCTGCAAGCGATGCTAGGCCAGGGTTTGCTCGGCAGCACCGATGGCTCGCCGCCGTTCAGCGTGATCTGCGACACCTCCAACAACCCGGCCAGCCGTACTGGGTTGGGATACGTCCAATCCGACGCGCAGGTTCGCTACCAGGCGATCAACGAGAAATTCATCGTCAACATCGAAGGCGGCCAGACCGTTCAGGTCCAGCGCCAGACCCTTCCGGGCACGCCCGGCAGCCTTAACGCGTAAGGAGCGGCACTCATGACCAGCACCGTTTTTTCCATCGGCCGCGACTGCCAACTCGTCGTCCTCGGCCCTTATGGCCGCATCGACCTCACCCACGTCACAGGCTTCGAAGCCCGCCAACTCACCGCCCCGATCCGCGTTGACCGCATCGACGGCTCCCAACTCGCCGCCGAATTGCCGAAAGGCTGGGAAGGTCAGTTCGACCTCGAACGCGGCGGCTCGGCGGTGGATGATTTCATCGCCCAGCTCGAGGCCGCTTACGTCAACGGCAGTGCCGTGCCCAGCGGCACGCTCTATCAATACGTCTCAGAGCCGAATGGCAGTACGAGCACTTATCAGTTCGAACAGGTGGTCTTCAAACTCACCCAATCCGGCCAATGGCGTGGCGACCAGAGCGTCAAACAGCGCCTCGACTTCTTCGCGGCCCGCCGCGTCCGTGTCTGATGACAATTGGGTGGGATGGCCCGCCATCCCACCACAGGAGCCCCGATGACTCCGACCCAACATTTCCTCACCACCACCGAGACCGTGCAGGACGCATCCGGGCGATCCCTCAGCCTCCACCGACTCAACGCTCTCGACAAACTCCGCCTCTTTAAGGCCGCAGGCCCCGTCTTGGCACAAAACCCGCTCTGGCTCGGCATGGCCACGCTGGCCAGTGCTGTCACCGAGATCGACGGCATCCCCGTCCCGCCTGCGATCAATGAAGCCCAGATCGAAGCCCTGGTCGGCAAGCTCGGCGACACCGGCATCGCCGCCATCGCCAAGGCCCTAGCCTCGTCCCAGGACACCCCCAGCTTGGCCGATCACGCGGGAAACTGAGCAGGCACCCCGAGTTGGTGGATTGCCTCTACCTCCTCCGAAACGGGGTGCCGTTCGACGTCGCCTTCTCGCTCCCGCCCGAAGACCGCCTCGCCTGGATCGTCGCCCTCGGGCGGCTGGATGGACGGGAGTTCGATTTCATCCGCATGGAATGGAGGCAGTCACCATGAAACTCACCGGCATCTCCGCCGATCTCGGCTCTCATTTAGAGAGCGCGTTGGCGGCAGCTCTGGCCGAGGAGGCACAGAATTTGGCCTCCGCCTTGCGTGAAACCCTCGCCACGTCACCCGGCGGACCGCACAGCCATCCCTGGCAACGCACCGGCACATTGCACAACAGCATCGAGATGGTTGCTGCCGACACCGAAGCCGTGGTCGGCAGCAACGACCCCGTCGCGCATTACCAGGAGCATGGCAGTCAAACCCTGCCTCCGCGCCCCAGTTTCGGCCCGCTTGCAGCCATTGCCGGCCCCGGCATCGCGCACCGCCTCGGCCTGATCGCCCGCAACGCCATCGCCCCATTGAACGGGAAGTGACATGGACGATTACCTCATCGGCATCCGCCTAGCACTCGACAACGGCGTCAGCGCCGGGTTGGCGTCCATCCGCGCCGACCTCTCCGCCCTCGATGCAGCCATCGCCGCCTCGGCCGAGGGGCTGCGCGCCCTGACCGAAACCAGCACACACGTCCCACTGCCGATCCAGTCCCCGCCGCCGCGCCCAGTGACACAACCCACTGCAGATCTCAGCGCAACCGCCCCGGCTGTTGCACCTGGAGCGCTCACTCCGGGACAAGGCTCAACATCTGCGACTGCCCCGGTCGTCCGCATTGACCCGCCGCCCACGGCTCCGATTGCGCCATTGCAGGCCGCACCGCCCGCGCATGCCATCAACACCACTACAACGCGCAGTGATATCAGCCTGGCACCGGTGCTTTCCAACACCCCGACGAATGCTCCCACCGCACCTGCCAACCGCTTCACGGCAGCACAACCCTCGGCAGCACAAACTTCAACGCCTTGGCCGGGCACGCCATTGGCACCTGCGCAGGCGGTCGACGCGGCTCCGAATGCGCCGGAGCTATCGAGCACGCCGGCGACCTCCTACGCCCCGCCTCGCGCGCAAGCCACCAACGCCCCCACGGGTGGGGATGTCTATCTCGACGGCGAGCGCCTCGGTCATTGGGTCTCCAACCACCTCGCACGCGAGGCCAATCGCCCAAGCTATGGCGGCACAGGCTTTGATCCCAGCCTCTCCATCGCCTGGCCCGGCGCCGCCCAGGGAGGGCAATGACGCATGAGCATCCCGGTTCTCACCCTTGGCCCGGTCCAGTTCACCGATTTCGAGCTTCCAGCCACCATCTCCTGGGGCGGCACGCAGTCGCTGACCATCCACCGTCTGCCCGGCGGCGCTCGCATTATCGATGCGATGGGCCGTGACGACGCACCGGTGTCCTGGTCTGGCATCTTCTCCGGTCCAGACGCCACCTCCCGCGCCCACCTGCTAGACCAGATGCGCGCCGATGGCAGCGTCTGGCCGCTCACTTGGCAGGATTTCACTTACTCGGTGGTGATCGCGCGTTTCGATGCCGATTACCGGCGGTCGAACTGGATTCCCTATCGCATCACCTGTGCCGTGCTGAGCGACAATTCCGGCTCCCCCGCCGCTGTTCTGCTCTCCGCCGCCCAATCCGTGGTTCAAGACCTAGCGGTCGCCGCCGGTCTCAGCTCAAGCCAGTCCGCCACCCCCGTCGACAGCTTCTCCGCTGGCAGCATCGATCTCTCTATGGCTCCAGCGCTGGCTGCAACGGCGGCTCAGCAGGCCACTGCCTCCTTCTATCTGGCCCGTGCCGCCCGTAATTCTCTTCTGGGGTAGACCGCGATGAACACCATCACCACCGTCGGCGGCACGCTCTACCACATCGCCGCCAGCCAACTTGGCGACGCAACCCAATGGATCCGCATCGCCCAACTCAACAACCTCTCCGACCCCATTCTGCAAGGCGTCGTCACCCTGCAATTGCCACGCATCGACCCGACCGCCACCGGCGGCCTGCCGGTGGGAAGCTGAGATGCCCGGCACATTCCGTCAGCCCCGTCTGCTTGTGCTGGCCGACGGCATAGCGGTTTCCGGCGCGATCTCGGCGCAGGTGATCTCCACCGCCCACGCCACCGCCGACCGCTTTCGCCTCGCGCTGGCCACCACCCCACTCACCGCCGCCGCCTGGGCCAACACCGGCAGCACACTGATCGACATCCAGATCAGCCTTGATGGCTTCTCCTGGACCAGTCTGATCCAAGGCAACATTGATCTACTCCGCCTTGATCCGAATTCCGGGCAACTCACCTTAGAAGGCCGCGATCTGTCCTCGCGCCTGATCGAAAGCCGTCTCGCAGAGACTTTTGCCAACCAGACGTCCAGCGACGTCGCGACGAAATTCGCAACGCAAGCCGACCTCATCCCGAACGTTGCCCCCACCACCACACTGATCGGCAGCTATTGGCAGCTGGAACACGACCAGATTGCGCTGTCCGCGCATTGCCAGGCACGCAGCCAATGGGATTTGCTGCTGCAGCTTGCCGCCCGCGAAGGCTTTGATCTGTGGGTGTCCGGCTCCACGCTGAACTTCCAACCCAGCGCCCAAACCACCGCCATTCCGCCGCTTTTCCTGCCCTCGGATTTCCTGCGCTTGTCACTCGAACGTAGCTTCACGATGGCGCGCGACATTTCCGTCACCGTCCAGAGCTGGAACAGCCGCCAGAATATCGCAGTTAGTCAAACCGCCACCGTCTCGCGCGGTTCAGGTGGGGCAGGGCGCGCTGCTCCGCTCTCCTACACCTATCTTGTCCCCAACCTCACGGCTGCGGCTGCGCAAGCCCTCGCCCAGCGGCGCTTGACCGAACTGACCCTGCATGAACGGGTGATCGAGGCCGAGATGCCCGGCGAACTACAACTCGCCCCCCGCCAGCAAATAGCACTCACCGGCAGCAACACG